TGGATATATTGTGAATTTAACAGCAACATTACAATCATTACTTCCAAATACGTCCTTTAAATCAAAGGCTCCAAAGCTTGCGTCGTAGCTATGAATCAATAAAGAGTCAAGGTCAGAAAATATAATTCCATAATACCCTTTTAAAACTGCACCGTTTTGAACTGTCATTAAAGACGTTGAGCCGCCTGCCTCACAATTAGAGAATGGGTGCAACGATAACTTGTTGCTATCAGTGAAAAGCCCTATAAATGATAGTTTATATCTGCCCGTTCCTGTTCTTGATATCGTTGGCGTAACTCCTGTTGTATTTTCCAATATCGTCATTGTAGGTGCTGACGTACCGCTTTGTTTTAAGTTGGCGTGAAAACTTTTAACGCTCGTTGCCAATAAAGCTGAAGGTTTAAGTTTACAAGTTGTATAACCCGTTGCGCTAGCAACATCAGGGACAGCAACTTCTATTAAAGCATCTGCATCTAATGGCAAAGGAGCGGACGTTGGTATTAAAGGTATTTGGATTTCCATGATATTATAATTTATTAAATGTTATCTGTTGTTCTTATGTCATTTTCCTCAGTTACTCTTGGCTCAAATACAGAAGGGTTGCCTTTTTCAGTTACTCTCCTGCCAACTTCTACATACTCTTTGGCCATGGCTGTAATTTTATACGAATTTACGGATAAATTTGTTGTATCTACACAAAACTTTGCTAATCTTTCAGCCCCGTCGACATAATAGTCTTCATCTTGGTTCGTTATGTATACCGATTGTTGTTGCGTTAATTGATTTCCTACCCAAGTTTCAGCTTCCTGTAAAGAGTTGACTGTTGATAATTCAGGGCAAATGTTAACAATTAATTTTCTAGCTGTTGTATCTCCAAAGGTATTGAGAATACCAGCCATACAAAATTCGTCGCCAATACAACAATCTACAACCTCATCGAACGGTCCATCCCTTATAACATCGTCTGATTCGTGATTTAGGTGTAAACCGTAATAATCTTCAACTATTATTCCTTGGTTAAATTCAATAATATCTTCAAACGGGACGGTGTAATCATCGTAATTGAATACTAACTGCCAACGAATTTTTAATTGTTTACTGCCCCAATATTGAGTAGCCTGCTGAGGAGTGATTGGCGAATCGTTAACGGTTGTATAAATACAAGGAATATTTGACTCAAATCGGTTTCTCCAATCCATTTTAAACTCAGCCCAAGTATTGGCGAACGTCAAACTCATTCCGCTTGCCGTCGTGTATTGGTTTATTCCGTATTTATTTGCCGTTTCTGACACGTAATAATTTTTTACAACTCCTAACCCAATAAATGTAGATTCGTCGTAGATATCGAATTTAATTTGCTTTAAATACCTGCGAATATCATTTGAGGTGGTTAAGCCTAAACGTGTATATATTGAGTTCTTCCATTGGTCAAACGGGAAAAACAGCTTTATTACAGACTGCATGCGCTCTTCAATCGAGCAAGTCAAGCTATTACCATTAAATTGACGGTCATAATCGTTTAAGATTCCAATAGCTTCAAAGCCTTCGCCATCGTAACAAGGCGTTGAATCACATACTAGCTCATCTGATATAAAACTATTTACTTTATTGTTGGCGTTATCATAAACTATTGATATCAACCTGTACTTAGCGCCATTAACTAGCTTAGTACAATCAAGTGAATACCCGATTTTGTATGTAGTTCCACTAACTAAGGCAATATCAACAATCGGGGCTACAATTTTATCAACTCCAATGGATGGGTCACCCGTTAAGATATCAGCAAAACAAGCTTCGTAGTTATCTATCATATCAACGTAGTTGTCAAACTTGTCGGTTCTGATAACCCAAGCCAATACTTTTGTTGGAAGAGTTGTTGAATTGATCTTGAAAGTTACGTCCGTGTTGACGTATACAGACAGATTAGAAACTGCTATTGCCGCTCTCTTGAATTCCCAAACGGGCGTGTCAAAGTCAGGGGCGTTGTTCATTGAGTTTCTGTTGTAAAATCCTGCAGTATATGGTGAGCCAATAACGGGTGAGCAATGGTCCGTGTATAAAAACGTGGACGGGGCGTGTAATTGGTTAGGCTTCTCAATGATTAAATTGCAGGTAAATTGAGAGTTAGTGCTGCTATAAATAGTAGTTGGTGATATATTCAGCTCTAAAGGATTAGTTTTAACGTCCTTGAGGAATTTACTGTGGTTGTCCTGAAAACTTACGTCTTGCAACGTGGTTTCGTCATAGATATTGTAATAGTCAATATGCAGTTGGAATGTACTAGCTGTTAATACCTCTAAAGAAACTTGTACGTTGTCATTTAACAAAGGATTTGCACCCGATGGAACCGACATTGACATTGGATATACACCTGCCGTAAAAGCTCCAATAATAGATAAAGAATGATATATTGGAATCTTGGCGAAGGTTGATGTAATAACTCCTTGTTTTCCAAAGCCAATATATACATACCAATTCGTATCGGCAAATCCTGCTGCGTAAGCACTACTAAAAGGCACGGTAATGCGCTTTCTTTCAGCTATACTTCTATTGATTGTTCCTAAATTGCCCGATATGTAAGCCGTCCCATCAGGTAGCATGCTTTTCTCTGTAACCGTTCCAATCGTAATTGGTATGTCTATTAATCCCATGATTATACTGTTCCTTTAATTGTTAATGTATTATTTGATGTGTTAATTGTGATGATAGGTGGCTCACTTGAATCCCCTCTTGCCGTTCTTATGACTCCTTCAATATCTATGTCGCTAAGCATTTGGCAATCGTAGTTTAATACAACCTCAAAGTCAAAACCTTGGAAGCCGCTCACACGAGGATTGTTGATATAATGGAACCGATCATATAGATTGCCAGGATAGCCATCTTTAAACCAATAAGGAAAGTTGTAGTATTGGTTAGTTCCAACAACTCCTGCTAATCCACCGTAGCTAATGTTGACAAACTTGTCGCAAGAAGCGTTCTCAACGTTCTGTCCGTCCCATATTAACAGCATAGGTAAATAAGAGTTGTGTGAGTTCATCAGCATAGCGTTCTTATACTTCTTCAATAATGTACCAATAGTTGGCAAATCCTCATAAAAAGTCAATACGTCCCTGTCTATTCCATCATCACGGAATCGGCAAGCTCCAAACTCCAATAAAGGCTTGTATTCACCCTTCTGCAAGTTCGAATAAGGTGTGTTATTCCAATCAACTATATCACCCCATCTTGATACTGCTTCGCTTCCAACCCAATTAACACCGTCCTTTTGGTAGTACATGTTTGCGTATGAGTATCTCGTGCGTTGTGACCACTTCCAACAAAGGCTTACAATCTTATCTTTATCTATTGTTGTAAGGTCCAACCAAGGCGTTTTAGGTATAAAAAAATCCCTGCGTTCAAATATAAGCTTGCTATTTACTATCTCGTATTTGGCGTTAAATACAGGCTTTAGTTGGTCCAATAGCTGAAGCCCTGATAATATTGGCGCATTTTCGTCAATCCAATAGGTAGTTATGTCCGATTCTTGCGTTCCTTTATGGATTGGTGCGTTAACGTACACTGTATTGTAATAATCTGAGTTTGGGTCATTGTATATTGAAGATACGAAGGTCAAGCCGCATTTACCGCAAACGTTATTGATATAATCTCTCACTAATGGCGAAGGGTGCTTGCGTCCGCAACCAAACGAAGCGTTCAATAGGTTGTTAACCCATGTATTTATCTCTTGGAAAGCGTTTGTACTTGGGTCGCCGTCCAAGTCTATTGGGTCAATCTCGTCAATACTTGCTCCCAATCCGTTAACAGCCCCAATAACTACATTGATAGCTGCTATTATAAAGTTTATAGTATTGATAATTGATGCTACTACAATCAACAGAGGGCCATACATAAGGAACGACGTCCAAGTAGCCATTGTTAAGATGATTAAAGCGTCGTGAAGCCAATTAGGTCGCAGTTCGTTACAATAAGCCATTCGTGGATGCTGTCTACTCTTGAAGCCTGCATAATCGTCCCAAATCAAAGTGTTTTGAAGACAAGTGTATTGGTCGCTTGCTATTGATTTCTCCACAGCTGCAGCCGTTACTTTACACTCTCCGTCACACCATTCCAAGCTCTTATGGTCAATCCAAAATTCAAATACTTGGTTTTGTGAGCAACAATCGTTAACAAACTTCAATACTACCTTATTTTCCAAAGCGTTCGGGCTTGTTACTAGCTGAGCGTACAAATAATCATAATCTTTGCCGTGGAACTCTAAATCGCCCGTGAAAGAATAAGCACGGTCGCCAGTTTCAGTTTGCTTTCTAAGCACAAACGTTGGCTCTAATAAGTCTTTTGTAGGCAAACTAACAGGTATATTGTCCAAATAAATCTTCATGTCTTTAATTATCTTGCTAATTTATCAATAAAATCCGCACGTTTCATTCTGCCGCTGATAAATTGTGTAAATCCTTTTTCATCTACATTTAAACCCAAGCGTAATGCTCTCATAGTGTCGTTTAATTGGTCCATCTTTGACTCTAATTGACGAACCTGAACTATGTTATTAATTGTTGGTGCTTTAGCATAAGGATTAGCCATTGACAACGTACGAAGGTTCATAATATTGTCGTATTGACTTGCCTTTTCCTTCCATTCGTTGAGGTTTACACGACCTGCGTGTATGTCCTCAAATATATCTCTGAATTGACGAGTCTTTTTATGGTCCATTACAAACTCCCCTTTGTGCCAAGTGTAAGGTCGTGACGTTCGTTTGCCGTCCATTGTGGAAGACTCATCACGGGGATTTCCATCACCTGTATATCCACCTTCATAGTATGCGGCTTGGCTTGCTATTGAGCGAGCTGATGCTAAACCTGCAACCAAAGCTATCAATGCTGCTGCAATAGTCACACCTGCAGCTACACCACCTTGGGCTGCTGCTTTAGATACTGCGATTGCTGTATTGGCAACTAACTCTATTGCTGCTAATCCTTGTTGATCGCGAACATACTTTTCACGCTTCTTGGTTAACGCATCCAATCTGTCCTGCTCTAATTGTAAAAGCTCAGCGTTGCCACGGTCTGCAATATCCTTGGCGGCATTAACTCGTTTCTCTTGCTGGCTTATCTGTGCGTCAACCTCTTTAATTTTTAATGCGATTATCTTTTGTGTTGCGTCTATGATAGCATGAAGGATTTCAGCTAAGTAGCTTATATACGCTTCCTTGCGCTGCTTGTTAATTTGCTTCTCTTGGTCGGCAATCTTTTGGTTAGATTCAAGGTTGAGCTTCTCTATGTCGTGAGCTAGTTTATTCTCAATGGCCAATCGCTCAACTGCGTTCTTTCCAACCTCATCCTGCAACGCCTTCTCTTGTAAAATAGCTATTTTCTTGGCTTTGATTCTATCGTTAAGCAATTTAAGGTTGTCAATATTGGCTTTTGCGCCTAAATCATACTCCTTGTCGTATTTAGATTCCAATAAATAGAGCTCAAAGTCCATATCTTCATTTAGAATATCTACACGAGCTGCTGCCGTTTTCTCATAATCCGCTTTAATTTTATCATTCGTTTCTTGCTGAAACTTGACTCTAATTGCTTCCTCACGATTAAACAAGTCTTTATCCAATGCAATTTGTAGCGTTGCCTTCTGCGCTTCTAATCGCTTTATTGCGTCTATTCGGGCTTGCCCTTTTAGATTCTCGTCAACCGTGAGTTTATCAATCTCACGCTTCGCTCTTTCATTATCAAATCGCACCTGCTCTATTGCTCGTTGTTCTTCATTCTTAGTGTCGTCAATAGCAAGTTGGCGTATCTTATCACGAAGGTCAATTTCGTCCTTTAAACGTTGCGTATGGGCGTTTTTTCTGCCTTTATTTTTCTTATCTTCATTTGCCCCATTCAATTTTAGTTCCTCAGCCAATAATAGTTCCAAGTTTCTTAGTTCTATTTTGTTTTCTCGGTTTATATTGCCAATCTTATCACGAAGGGCTTTTTCATTTCTCGTCAAGGCTTCCTTACCAAAGAAGGTTGAACCAACGATGTTTTTCATATCCTTGTCTAGCTTGATGATTTCACCCGTTTCCTCATTCTTGATGGCAATTAATCCATCTTTTACCTCAGTAGCAATCTTCAATTCGTTGTCCCCGTCCTTCAGTTGATCCATTACCATTTTAGTAACAGCAGCCCTTCTGCGCTTTTCAATATCTGTGAACTCGTCTTGCACTTTACTCAAAGCTTCTAAGTTGTTAGCTTGCACCGCTCCAAGTCCTGATGTCAACTTAATCAACTCCAAAGCCGTTGCTGTGATTCTATCAGTAAACTTCTTTTGGTTTTTCTCGGACGCTTCAATTTCATCATTATAATCGGCAAGGGCTTCTTTATTTAACTCCAATTCGTTGCGTTGGTCGAACAAAGAAGACACCGCCTTGGCAATAGCTCCACCATATAACGTTAGTAAAGTTACGGCAACTGATAATAGAGTGCCCATTGAGAACACGGCTTGTCCTAATTGAGCTAAAACGCCCGTGGTTTTTTTACCGCCCTTGGCAAGTTCTGCGTTTTCTTTATTAATCCGTTGTAACGCATCAAAAAATATCGGTAAGTTGTTTGAGATAGCCAAGAAGCCGACGTTGGCTGATACGGCAAACGCAGGTAACTCCCTGCTTAATTGGTTAACCGAGTTGTTCAACGGGCTGAATCCACTAGCTTTTGCTGATATAGCAGCATTTTCTATTTTCTTCATATCCGTAATGGCTGCGTTGACTGCGGTTGATTTAAAGGCGTTTGATACCGACTTGGAAAGTGAATCAACTTCAACCTTAGCTGCCGAGTTTGCCATGGTATATTTGTCAACTGAAGCCTTTAATGCGTCAACTTGCTTCTTATTCTCACTAATAGCTTTAGTTAACTGAATTGTAGTTGTAGGATTCGTTGACTTATTACGGGCTGCAGTCAAAGACTTTTCCTTTTGTTCCAAGGTAGCCAGCTCAATAGCTTGTTTCTTTTGTTCCTCTGTGAGTTCTACATAAACTCCTTTTAGCTTCTGCAAGCCTGCTATGATATCGGCAGTATCTGCCTTGATCTTGAATATTTCTTCTGCAACGTTATTTGCCATGATATGTTATTTTGATTTGTTATGCTTGTCCGCTTCTTCATTACGAAGCCTTACACGCTCTAAATGGTGGTTTAATATGCTAAGGAACTCAACGAACGTTTTTCTATTCTCCAATGCTTCAATATCTGATGGCTTTCCGTCGCAAGCGTGGTATATCAACTTGTCGAAATACTCTGTAAACTCTGCTATTATGAGCGAGGTATGAACCTGTAAATCCTTTCTGCTATTGGTAGACTCTCTTGTAAAAATTTCAACAAATCGTCCTCTGCTGTAGTTGAAAAGCGTTTCGTGAGAGCCAAACCCATGTGCAAAAAAAAACCTCTGCAAAGCTCATCCTTTTGCCAAATATCAAGTTTCTTTTTGTTGTGAAATTCACTTGGGAACTCAGGATTCTCATCTTCAAGAAAGTAATAAATGGAAGCTAGGTCAAGTATGCTATTTTCTTCACATAGAAACTCACTTCTATACTTTAATTCGTTAAGGATTGCAAACGCTCCAACAAAATCCTGCTTAGTGTTTACGCCGTCAATGGCAGCGTTGATAAGGTCTTTGAAATTGTTTTCGCTAATCTTTAAACCTACATATCTGTCAGCTCTAGCGGCTGCGATACCTCTTGCAGGTGATATACCCAGTACGTTCGTGTAGTTGTACCATTTATTACCAAGTTTATCAGTATAAGCTAGTTCAAGTAGTTCGTTTTTGCTGTTATCAAAAGTTTGTTTCATATAAGGGTTGTTTTTTAGTTGTAGCAAATGTAATAAAAAAAGGCTTACATTCCTGCAAGCCAATCTTTACTAACTAAAAAAAGTTAACCCTTAACTTTCGTTGCGGGGGATGGATTCGAACCACCGACGTCTTGGGTATGAGCCAAGCGAGCTGCCTCTGCTCTACCCCACGACTCAAATGTAATGATTTTATCAATATCTACAAAATTAATTTGAGCGAAGCTTGATAAAGTCACTAAAGTACGTATTCAAATAGTATCTCCAAGTGTCTAGTAAATGCGTTAATGATTTGTTAGTATCTTTATCTATGTCCCCGTTGTCTTTTACCTGAACAAATTCAATATCCTTGATGAGATACTCACACCTTGGATGAATCATAACTTTCGGATGCCTGTATAGCATGGAGTTACATAATATACGGCTGTTCTTAACTAATGGATTCGCTGCAGGTACGTTGAATTGCTGAGGAACCAAATCAAGCTCGTTGGCAATTATCGTGTAGTAATTCATACCATCCTTTGTCATCGCTGAGCGGTTCTTACCACTAGCGTCACCCGTTACAAAAAAGTAGAAGCCGTCAAGCTTTGTCTTTATTGCGTCGCAGAGCTTCCAAATGTCAGAAGACTCCAATCTAAACTCAACGAACGTATAAATGTAGCTGTTATCTTCAGCGTGCTGAGAAGCAATACAAGTTATTGGGTCAACGTTAAAGTCAAAAGATAGGTACACGGGCAAGTTCTTTTTGGGTACGCCATAATCTACTATATGCTTGCTACGTTCGAAGCAATAAGCAAAGGCTTTGCCCGTTAAGTTGACAAATTCTGCTTCAAATTCTTGGCGCCAAGTGTAAGGGTCAAGCTGGCTTTTAATCTCTGCCAATTCCTTAGCTGATATGTACGGATTAGTACTTGTAGCCATTTGGAATGTAGCCCAATTGGGGTACTTCCTGCTGTTTTCTGCAAGCTCTTGAAAATACGCTCCAAATACGGGTGATGATAGAAAGAAAGCGTCACCCGATAAGTCAGTCAACGTTGGTCTTATAGCCCGTTCCCATGACTCTCGCAAGTCCTTAGAGAAGGCTGCTTCATCGACAATGACTCTCTTGTACTTTCGCGAACGTCCTGCCCGTTTCTTCTCTAGCGACCACACTTTTAATGAGCCGCCCGTGGACAATCTGATTGTCATCTTGGATTCGGACTTGTAGGTTGTTATAGGTTCCAACCGTTCCTTCATTTCTTCCCAAAACTCCTCAGCAAAGTCAAACGTAGGCACAAAATAACCAACGGGACTTCCTGCGATCATGGTTTCCATGGCTAACTTAATTGCGAGTTGAGTCTTGCCCCAACGTCTGCCATTGGCTACAACATTAAATCTCTTAAATCCTTGAATAACCAATACTTGTCCCGTGTGGGGCTTTGGTTTACTAATCGTTACCGTTGTTTGCATTAGGTTCTGTTGTATCTTCCACAATTACTACTCTTGTTACTTCATCTGCTTTACTTGCCTTATTCTCTTTTGGAAGGAATAAATCGCCGCTCATTCTGTTGTCTAATTCAATAGCTCGGATGATGTCGGCAAAATCGGGCTTAATCTTGATTTTCTTGGGTGAGCCGTTAACCATTACCAATTTTTCTGTCTCATACGTTCCTGACGCAATTTTAGCCAAAATCTGACGCTTTGCTATTGAGTCCAATAAAATACCCACCTCACCCTTAGAAAGTTCGTCTGCTAAAGTTTCTGACGTTTTATTGGCTATTTTTTCACGTTGTTCCCGAATATAGTTTTGTATTCCCGAATCCTTCCCTAATATGCCTGCCCGATTGAAGGCTGTCTTTCTTGCTATGTTAGTCCACACAAGTAACGCAGCGTCAACGGGTGTCTTCCCACTTATAATGTGATTTGCCCATAACTTATGTTCGTGTTTCATATAACGAAGGTAGTTAAATTATTTTTAAGTTCCGAATTGTTGTAATACCTGGTTATTTATGTTATAGCCCTTTGAAAGCTTTGAGCGGATAGAACACTAAGCTATTTCTGTAGCCGCCCTTTTGTGTAGGCTCTATTGGAGTAACGGCGTGAAGGTTTCTCCAAGCAGGATATACAAGCATTGAGTTGTCGCAGCTATCCATTGTAGCATTATAATCAGGCACGGTTGTATTGCCGCCTTTAGCGTGATGTCTTTTTGCAAGTATTACGTTTACGCAGCCTTGTAGGTTTGCTTTATCGGTATGGAAAGAAGCTGCTATGTTAAAGTTGCTAATTGAGCTAGTAAACAATTTGCCGAATCTCCATTGCTTTGCTGTTGTTTCTTCAATGATTTCAAGTTGACGCTTGTATATTTCGGGTGTATACTTCAAGATTAGTTCTTCAGATTCCCTGCAGACTAACAACATCGCTTTAACAAATGTTTCAGCTGATTGGTGCTGATGGACGCTTGAAATACTTGGATATGGTCTTCTCATGTGAGCCCGTGGTGGAACTGAGCCAAGTATTGTAGAATATTGCTGAACCTTCTCTGAATGTCCGATTTCGCCACTCGTTCTGTTCATCGGGGACTTGGGTACTCTTTTGCTTCGGAACTCTTTATTGGCTATCTCAACAAAGTCGAACAACTTTTGCGAGTGTTCTTTTATATTTCGGATATAAAAACCAACGTCCTCACCATTTTCGGCAAAGATACAATCTTCAGTTACATTCGGTTCAATTGGACCGCAAACATCACCCACTTTATAGTTGTGAGGTACTTGAATTAGCTCTATTCGTTTCATCGTTTATAATGTTAAATACATGTTTTTTTACTTCAGCTGCAGGTTGATCGTTGTCGATTACAAACAATTTTCTGTAGCCTTTAGTCTTCTTTATGAGTGCGTGGTGGAGTTTTAGCTTTGAGTTGTAGGTATCTATATTGATAACTTTGTCCCGATATGCGATGCGTTTAGCATTTTCCTTGAAGCTAGTGTCAAGATATATCAATACTAAGTTAAAATGCCCGTAAAGTTGTAGTATATCGGTTTGCTGCGTATAGTAGTTGCCTGTAATTATAATGTTCTTGTCTTTATTACGCAATACTTGGCGCATAACGAAGGCTTTTTTGTAGGTGGACAAACTATCAGCCCCACAAATATCGGTGCCAAGGACGTACAAATTTGGCTTAATCTTGATGAATAAACCTTCCTGAGATATAATAGGCTCTTTTATTACAGTAGACTTTCCAACCCCGTAATTACCAACTATGAAAAATACATTATTCATGCTCTTTTAGATATTTTACGTCAAAAGTTTCTTGTCTAAACTGCCAAAGGACGTCCCAATAAATGCCTTCTCTGATGTCTTCCTGCATTTTTACAATTTCTTTTCTCATTCGTTCAATGTAGAATCCAACATACCGTTTACTCAACCTATACTTTTTATATGCGCATAGTGTGGTTTCTATTTGGAAGACGTTGCCAATACCTGAATTTAACAAGCGTATAAACTCACGATGTAGCAGGATTAACTCATCTTTATTGAGCTTTTTGTCAACCAAATCTATCCTTTCCATGGAAAAGGCAACACCGTTCCGGCAGCTCTCTGCTTCGTTCATGTTTAAATATGGCGGCTTGATGGTTACGTCCGTTATTCCGTTCAATACGTCCAAGTAATTGAATAGTGAGAATCTGCCAAAGTACTTGATTTTTTCAATCTTTGCGTATATCTCAGTCCAATTATTGCTTGCGAAATATGCTTGTTGAGTAGTCTTGATAAGGGCTTTATAGCTGATAAAGCACTCAACGAACTGATTGTTGGACTTGATTCTCTGCCTATCTGTTTGGAAAATCAGCTTATGTTTATTTTCGTTCCACCAAAACTCCAATCTAGGCACATCAACCGTTTCAAAGTCAGGGAACTCGTTGTAAATATAAAACACGGTTGGAGCACAATAGCACGTTCCGTACAAGAAAGCCAACCAATACCGTTGCTCTAAATTCAATTCATAGCGTTCTGCCAGGTAGTTGAGACAAATAACTGACGGGTCCACATCCTTCGCAGCCATACTTTGGTTGTGATACTCTAAATATGTTAGCATTTCAATATAATTAAAGGTTGAACTTCAGATGCTTGTTGTATTCCTGAGCGGTTAAATATATCCTTGGTACTGCAAATAACAGTATTTACACCAATATCGCTTATCCACATCGGTCGATTATTGTTGCGTATGGCAATTAGTTCGCCACCTACCAACCCGATCATTGCGAAGCTGTACTTTGGATTGGATATAAATTCCAAGTCCTCATATTTTTCCATCAATATGAAGCCGTCGTTGTCTGCAGGCAGCTTTATCTTGAATTCCTGCTCCATTTCCTTCATAGTTTTTTGGCTAATTACACCATTGAAAGCTATTGAAAAATCCTTCTTAGTTAAAGGCTGATTATTACAGATGGTCATATAATCGCCACTAGTGCTGTATCTAAAGTGAGCGATGAATAAATTGGGTTTGTCGGAATCAATAGAGTCCACAAATTCCGTGTATTTAAGGAATTTCTTTGTGGTCAGGACACCATCTAAATAGAAGGAATAACCAAAAGCGTGTATACCTCTGATTCTACTGTTATCAAAAATAGGGCGTAATAACGAACTATCGTATTCGCCTTTAAAGCCAATAATAGCACACATACTAAGAGTTTTGTTCTTTTACTTCTGTGAGTTTTTCAATAAGTAGCTTGCCAATATACAAGTCTTTCTCTCTGCATGCTTTTACAAGGTTTGCGGCAGTTTCATAGTCTTCCATTTCGAACTCTATTTGTAAAGCCTTGCGTAAACCACCTTTAAAGCCGTACAATTCTTCTTCAAGGTTCTCGTTGTTGAGTAAATGCACTTTATTGCTAGGCTTCTCAACCTCGTCTACAAACGGCACTTCAAATTCGATTGTTACGTCGGCAAATTCTGCATCTAGCATGTCAACGTCGAACGTTCCTGCGTGGGTATTGGCAATAAGTACATACTCTTTGAGCTCTTGCTCTGTTAATTTTCTGTTGGGGATGCGAACTTCGATAATTTCTTCACCTCTGCCCAAAGCCTTCATAATGGCCAAGCGTTGGTTACCTGAAATGACTGTATCGTCAATGTTTATCGTTGGAATCTCAACTAAGTTGAATTTCTCTAATGAGCGTTGGAGTGCTGCTCTTTTCTCGTCAGTGATTTTTCTTGGGTTAATCTCTAACAAGTTAAGTTCGTTGATTGTTTTCTTCACGGTTTCCCATGCAAGCGGTGTTGATTTTTTAGCCATGATGTTGTTTTTTACAACAAATATATAGCTTTTATCCATAAAAAAAAACCAACCCTTTGTGAGAGCTGGCTTTTTAATGCGGAATTTAATGGTGGCAACCTATAAACCTTGGGGACTGTTAAGTCGTAGAGTGAACCGCAGTTCAAATCTATTATTTTTTGTTGATATTACAAAGAAAGTTTCAACCCTCTCTTGTTTATCTCTTTATTCTCAACCAAATACAATTTCAATTCTCGTTCAGCTCTTGTCTTAATTGCTTGGTAATGGCGCTTCATTGTTCCAAGCATGAGTAGTCCAAGTTCGTTAGATACTTCTGCTTCTTCAATGTCAATACTATCTGAGGATTCCTGATACATTCTGTTTATATTGCTATAAATATCATTTATATTCGTTAACGAGTCCCCGTGAAAGATTACAGTATCAGGGGCTTTATATTTTGGCGTTTCTGAGACTTTCTTTACCTCTTTCAACCGTATACCCAATTCAAGATTAGAGTTTGACTGAGACAATTTAAACGCCATTTTCTGCAATCTATCAAGGGCTGCTTGGCTAGTTTGTACTTCTTCAATTAGTTCTTGTATTTTACTGTAATCTAAAACCATATTTGAGTTATTAAGTATGCGATGATTGATGAAATGAATAATAAGAGGGCTTTTTTTGCATTCGTTATGGTCAAGGGCGGTCGCTTCCTATCCAAGTGACCTAATCGTTTTATGTAGTTTTCTGCATCTTTACTGAGCGTTGGCGGCTTTATTTTGTACCACTTGATGAAAGCGTACAAAGTAACGACGTAAGTGATTGACGCTAGTGTGAAAAATACAGCAGGAAGGAATATTGTACCCCAGCTCAAATCCTGCATAAATGATAGGTTGAAGGCTTTAAATACAACCATTAGCCACATTAATCCAAAGCATAGCACTAATAGTTTTCCAAATAGTATTTCGAATGTTGTTTTTTTCATGTTCTTATGATAAATAGATTAATAATATTACTGCAATTACAACAAAAGCTACGAACTGATATTGCTTATTTTTAAGTCTTCGCTTGATTTCCTGCATAACTAAGGTATTAATTTGCCTGCCCCATATCCGAAAATGGCTGAAGCTGCTGATGATAAAATTGTTTTTAGAGTTCCTTGTCTGCGAGTTCTTGTAATAACCTTGTCTTTCAACTTTAGTTCTTCATTTAAACCAACTATTGTGTCGTGAGAGCGTGATAAACTGTAATTTTTCAATATTACCAAGTCTTTATACATTTGGTCCTTAGATTCGTGTGAATTAAGCAGGGAATCTTTTTTGAATAGCAGTTGATCTTTGACAGATACAACTTTTTCATGCTCTTTATTTAAAGAATCCAATAAAGGTTTGCAAGTATCGGGTGCGGTTGCGTAGATTGTTTTAAATACAGTTTTGTACTTCGTGACTACTTTCTCAACCTCAACTTTTACAGTGTCAATACGCTGTTTTAGTTTAGTTTCTGAGCTATCCGCAGCAGCTATTTGATTAATCTTATCTTGGACAATCTTATGAAGGTCGTCGTTGCTATTAACTACCTTCTTGCCTTTAAAATAACCACTTTCGCAGGTTACTACCATCGCAAAGCATATCAATACAAGGATTGATACACCAAGAGCTAATTTTTTATAGTTCATTGTCAATATATTCTGCGAAGACTTTTGACGCCTTCAACGCTCTAAAGATTATTGGATAAATTTCTGTGTATTTTTTGCGTGAATTAACTACACCATCACGGTTTCTCTTGGACTTTCCAAATACTGAGCCTACCAAGTAGCAACCTTCTGTGTCTAAATCATCGTTGCCCCAATGCCAAAGGATTCTGCTAAAGTTTTTAACACCATTTACGGTTATCATTTGATGAGGGTATTTGTATTTTAGCTTGGTTTCTGCGTTAGCAATATTCCAATCCTTGGCTAGCATCAAGTTACCTGCTTCATCCCTATAATATTCCTTTGAGAACTTTGGCGAATCGGTCAAAGTTAATTCGTAAAGTCCAGCGTCTATGCGAGTTTCGCCATGTACTTTTACGTTGCGTTTTTCGTCTTCAACTCCAACGCCCTTAAATGAGCCGTCGTCAGCTGTAAACGTTGATAGAGTCCAATCTCGTTGACTCGGTTGTCTGTTAATTGTGATTTTTCTTAGCATAGTTTTTATTATTAGTTGATTATTTGCCCGTTAACGATTCCTTTTTTATCGGTTTGCTGATTAAACCACCTTTATTGATGTAATCTCGATGAGCCTTGGCTTGTCCTTCAGTCATTCTAAGTTCAGCCGCTTGCATTTCTGCTTCGCTTGGCTTGTAGAACTCTATAACAGCAGGGAACTCTTGGTTAATCAAGAAAGACATTGAGTAACTATCCGTATCACATTGAGGGCAAACAATCCTATCAGGAACAAAGCCGTCATTTGTATTTACTGTAATTACGTGATGAAGGTTTTGGCAAACATAGGCGTTCTTGAATCCTTTGGTAATTCCCTTTGGAATACCTTTCATTTGGCTTAAATTTAATATTTTCATGGCTGTTTTTATTGTAAAGTTATAAATTATTTTGTACTTGTCCTTTTTTAGCTGCAGAAAAATAGGACAATTATTTCGTTGTTGTCCGATTTAGCTGAAGAAAAAAGGACAATTATTTCGTTGTTGTCTTATTTAGCTGCAGAAAAAAGGACAATTATTTCGTTGTTGTCTTATTTAGCTGCAGAAAATTAGAACAATTATTTCGTTGTTGTCTTATTTATTCATTTACAGATTCTTGCTAACAAATTATCAGGCATTCCGTCGATATCAACGTGCCATACCTCAATAAAGGCATACGGATTCGTGTATTGGTCCCCGTTCCATTTGATTTTAAAACACATTTCTGCGGTGAGAGCGTGCTTTTTTGGAATATTCTGTACTTCACGTTTAAAGTTGTCTTCAAATGATGATAGGCTTTGGCTATCCTTTAAACTTTTGATAATTCGAACAATATTGAGTTCGTAATATCCTGAGCCGTAATTTAAAATGTCTAATTTGAGCATTTTCGTTTGTTTTTAGAGGGTTAAAATATTAAAATGATAAGAAGGCTGTTATTGCTTCTAAGTAGATTAGAAAGCAAATAAAAGCAGTAATTAAATGAGCTACTGTAAATACAATAAATCTCAAAATTTTGTAGGCTATTTCCATTGTCCCGTGTCATAATATTCAAGGTAAAACTCACTTATTAATCGTCCTTCATCTGTAATATATGAGGTTTGAGAGAACGTTTGTTCGCAAAAGTGCAACCCGTTGTAGCAATACCAAGTTTTATGATTGATTCGCCAGTGTAAAGGCAGGGAAAAGTAATTTTTTATAGAAGCCTTGACTTTTAATTCTCTTGGTAAATCAGCCCATTTTTGATGCTCTGACTTGAAAGCTTTTGCTTTTACAGTCTTCTTTATAACCTTGATTGGCTTATCTATGAAATCTAGTGTTAACTGCATGATTCTTTAATTTTACCGTGTTTAATTACAAAGTATAGCTTGCCTTTTTCAGCACCCCATTCGGGATTCCCTTCTGAAATTACAATACCTTTATGCTCCAAAATCAAGATTCTATCTGTATCTGATGCCTTTGGATAACCTAGTGTCATAGTATTTTGTGTAAATTCCTTCAGAAAATGTAGATGATAGTCGCCAATACAATCTATTGCCTTGCCTTCTTTTAAATCTTCTAAAATACGTTGTATATAATGGTCATCAAGCCCATAAAACAATCTTCTCATCCAATATTCGTTGATCTCTCTGTAATCTTCGGTTTTTATTCCTGCTTTAGTCATATCAAACCATTTTCTTTTTAGTGATAGCTGTAAATTCATGTTAGAATAGAGTTAATTGATGATTACTTTGGTTGTCTAGTATTGATTTTACAATATTTAGTACTTCGTTTCTTGTGGCGTAGGCATAAGACTCGTCAAAATCTTTAGCGTATCTCAACCCCTTTGCTGAGTAGTCGTAAATGTAACTCCCGTTGGCACCGCCTGAGAATGAATCCTGCACACGTTTTACAAAGTGTTCAGGCACTTTCTTTCCAATATACTTGTTGAATTCGAATCTATTTTGGCGAACTATTGTGTCAAATACAATATTATAAAGCAAGTTGTTTTCGAACTGTGTAGGTAGTGTTATTTCGTTTCTGAAACCGTGTATTTGCTCATTATAATCAAGCGAAATTTCAGGCAGACATTGCGGACAACATGCGCTTATTTGCGTTTCAGATTCTACTAATATATAGGCTGTGTAATACTCACTATTGCCCCATTCTGATAAGTCTTCTTTGCAGAATTTACAGTGAATTTTTGGCGTGAAGCGTTGCTTCTGCGTGCGTCCATTGTAAGTAAACTTTCTGAATGATTCAAAGTGATGGTAAGGGAATAACTTTTGATTTTCGGGCTGAATTAGCCAATCAACCCCGTTGAAAATTCCCTGCTTAGCTGCTCTTATTTGTGTCCAAGTGTCCATATTCTGTTTTTAGTTTGAGTTTATACTTGTTTGCTATGTCAATCAGTTCCGACCTGGTGAATTTATACACCCTTTGCGAATCCGCTTCGCTTTCTAGTTGTTCAACGTGGGCTGCTCCGAATCTCTTTACAAGCCCTTTTCTGTATCCAATAAGGTTTCCGTGCATATTAACTCCATTACATTCGCTGCATTGCTTATTACAATTCCTTTCATCGAAAATTAAGCCCGTATACAGCTCAGCCTTGAAATAATGTCCGCCATCCCATTGTTTAGTTGTAGTTCTGTCGCAAGAGATACACGGAAGCTTTGAGTCCCGTGCGCGAATCCACTTTTGGAATATCGTTCTTGCTGCAGACTCCAATATTTTAATACCTTCAAGTTCCGTTTTCATGGCTCTTACACGTTTATCAACCTCTTTTTTATCGTTGAAGGCAAGAGTACACTTGATACTACAAGTTACTTGGAGCGTTGAATAAGTTTGCTTAAACAGATTCCCACATTGCTTACACGCTTTTGGCTTTGTACTTTTCATTGAATATTGTATTGGTTGAGGTTTCTAAAATTAAACTTGCCATATCTTGGTCCATTTCAATCAAATCGTCAAAGTACTTATACAGAGATAAGCGTTTACACAAGTTAGCGAAGGACTTGTTTGCGTTATTAGCAATCATATCAAGCATATTGTCCATATCCTTTTGCTCAAACTTGATTTTTCTGTTATCTCTTGCTTCAGCTAACTTCTTTTTGTACAGTATCTCAGCTTCATCGTAAATTTGTAACTTACGTTCCTTTGCGAAGATCAACAGTTTTCTGTCTTTTAGCGTATCGTAAAACACGGCTGCCAAACTATCTGCAGGAACCAATATTTGTTTGAGGATTCCTGCCTGCTTATATTCCTCAAAGAAATTCACGCATCCGTCCAATACGATGAACTCTTTTTGCTCATCTGAGTACTTCTTAACTTGTACTAAATCAATCAATCTATTCCATTCTGCCATAGCTTTCTTTTTATTTTCGTCGTTTAAATACCCTTTTAGCCAATCGCTGACTGTTTTTAAGTTTATACCAAAGTACTTTCCATACTCTTCCAAAGCCCCGTTAAAACACACTAACCTTAGTTCGTTAATGGTCAAAGTTTTGTATTTATCACAGATTAGCTTATACACCGAATCTGCAATATTTACAATAACTTGCTCTTGGTCTTGAATATTACGAACACCTGTATCTACAAGCGTTTTAGCGATAACTTCGTAAATGCTTTTTATAGCAAACTTTACGCTCATCTTAGCCACAATTTCGCCCTCTTTTGCGAGAGCGTATTTTTGAAGCTGCTGCGGCATTTGGCTTATTGCCGTTCTATCCGTTATTGTCAGTTGATTCTCCATACATTTGGTCGATTATGCTCATCGCTTTATTGTGTCCTTCCACGGCTTTTTGAATAATATTTCCGCTTTGAGCTGGTTTATTGAAATTATTTGATGACCACGTTTTCAAACGTCTTGCGACGTCCCAAGTTTTTTGTAATTCCCTTCGGAACTTTTGACCGTTATTTGTCGGCTCGGTCCAATATAGGTAAAAATCGTTTAACATTTCCTTGCCGTAAACACCAAGGTAAGGTTTAAGGGATTCCGAAAACTTCAGTTTTCGTGTATCTATATTATTTTTAACAGTTACATTAACATTAACATTAACATTATCATTAACAGTTACAGTTGAATCCGTTGCAACGGAATTAACAACCGTTAACGGTCGTTGAATTTCGTTAACGTTCGTTAACGGTCGTTGAGCTTCGTTACCTTCCGTTGACGTAGCTTCTTTGTTGGTATCAGGGACTTTAGCTGCTTTTTTCGCTTCTGCTGACCGTTTGCCTGCTTCCGACCATTGCTCACGTTTAATCTCATATTTTGCCAAATCTCGTTTGAGCTGTTGCTTGATAGGCTCAAAAGTTAGTTCAACTAAGATATCATCTGTTGTAGGATTCTTGTCGTTTACATACAAAAGTACATGCTTAAATAATTTGCCTGCTGAATTATCAGGCATTTTTTCTATTGTATGGATGAGGTCTGCATACAATACAAAACTTTTTTTGTCCTTGGCCATAGGTTAACTGTTTTTAATGGTGATATAAAAATAATGAAAAAAAAGGGAATGGCTATTACACCATTCCCGATAATTTTAGAGTTTTGAGTTAGCATAGATAACTGTCTTATCCAACAACTCGTTGATTGATTCCTGCAATTTATTGTATTTAGCAGCCTTGAATGTATACTTTGTCTTCAAGTCTTCAATAGATTGTAACAAAGCAACCATTTTTGGTTTATCAGCCATTGATAACTCAGCTTGAATCTTGGCTTCTGCTTCCTGCTTTGCTTTAAATTCAGCTAACTGTTTTTGCTGTATTTGGTCTTCCAATGCTTTCTGTCTATCAGCGGCTTCCTTTGCTTTGTTTTCAGCAGCTATTCTATCAGCAGTAGCCTTCTCTTGGATGGCTCTCAGCTCATTCTGTTGCTTTTGTTCGGCTTCTTTGCGTGTCTTTTCAAGCTTCTCGGTTGCTATTCTGATTTTTTCATCTGCTTCTTTGCGTTCGGCTTCTAATTTGGCTTGGGCTTCCTTTGCCTGCTTTTCCAACGCTTCGTTTTTTAACGCAATTTCCTTCAATTCTGCAGCTCTTTTTTCTTCAGCCAACTTACGTTCCAACTCATCCTTCAATCGTTGTTTACGGTCAATTTCTGCCTGCTCTATGGCAATTCGTTCGGCTTCTATTCGGTCGGCTTCTGCTTTTTGTTCCTTCATCAATCTAAACTCTTTCAACTCGGTTTGGTCGGACACTAATTTTTCAAACAATTCAGGCTCCATGTTGGCTAAATCATAAAATTCGGGATTAACACCTTCGAACTGAGCTAAAATCTGTGTTCTTTCAGCCTTTATTTGCTCTCTCTCTTGTTCTGCCATACGTTCGAAATACGTTTCAATCTTTTCCAACTCCTCTTCCTTGGAAACAACAGCGAACTCAACTACATTCTTGATTCCGTCAATAGCTCTGCCCAATCTTAGCACCTCAGCCTTTTGTTCCTTGTGAACTCCTGCTGTACCCGTTCTAACTTTCACTAATCGCAAGCGAAGCTCACGAGCTAACTTGCTCGTGTGTGTACTCATATCCATTTTGACAATAGCTTGATACTCTTCTTCAATACTATCCAAGGTATTGAGCATTGGGTCAAAGGCTTTTCGAAGCATTGCTGCTTTGTCGTCGCTGATGTTTTGTTCTTCGATTGGCTTAGCCATTAAATCTAAATTTTCTGTTTTCATTTGTCTGTTTTTTATGGTTTATATTAAGGTTTCTGTAATTCTATGTTGGCTTTAACAACGCATTGAGTTAAAAACTCTGCGTCTTCCTGGTTTAGTGGGAATCTAAAAATATTAAGATTCTTATACTCTGAATTATCAGGCAAATAAGCCAATTCTTCATTCGAACTCTCACTAATGAATCTGTATTTCCATTGATCTAAGCCATCAAAGTTTTCTGCAGCTTGTCTAATCTCAGGCAGCTCTGACTCATACGGCATATAGACTATCAACTCAATGAATTTACTCTCTGTAATCAATGCGTTTGAGACTAATTGCCAATAATATTCGGGGTGATTTTTCCTGAAATAATCAATATCTGAGTAGGTAACTGCCTTGGTCAAATTGTCTACAAGCTCACAAAACGCTTTTGGTTGAGGGCATTTCATATCGCAAACTACACTTTCTGCAGGTACTTTCGAATCGGGTGAGCCTGCCCAACACTTAAAAAATGGATGGTTTAGCGTTTCATCAAAAGTATGTTTATAGCCTAATGGCAATAAATCGTGTACTCTTGACTCTAAAAACGTCCCCCATTTCATCGGCTTACTTGCCGCTTCCACACTTAACGAGCGTTTCAATTTAGCTTCGTACTTTTTTTCTTGGATATACGCAAGAGCAGGCGCACCGAATTTCGTTTTGTCAACGGCTTTCTTTGTAAGTTTCCAAATCTCTGATGAGGTAAACTTACCAATTCTGTTTTCGTTTGTTGTAATTCCCATGTTTATACGGTTGTTAGATTAGTTAATAATGTTAATACTTTGTTGTAGTCACGAGTTACCTTGCCGTCAATAACCTCTTTAATGTTGTTATATGAGGTAGAATCCAATAACTCTGCTTTTTGTTCCAATAATTCAATAATCTTGACAAGTTTGTCGTCGTTATTCAGCGAATCATCATAAGTAAAGGCAAGAGCACCAGCTCTATTGATGTCGGCTCCAAATAATTTACCGAAATGGTGGCAAGCGTCCTTGATAGCTTCTGTTTTTGCAATCGGGAACGCCATTGAAATAGCACCGTTGTTGATATTAATTAGGTCAGCAGGGCTTGTACCCTTGGCAGTTTGCAGTTGAGTAGCTCCAATGCCGTCGTGAAATTCCATCGTATTTGTAGCAGGATTCATATAGTGAACCCGAACTGTTACCCAAACGCCATTAAACGCAGTACCTTGGTTGGTTACTTCGATGCGAGTGTGTTTGAAAATGCGTCTTAGCATGTACTCAATCTTGTCAATAGGCAGGTAAAAGTGCGTTTTGACGAACGGGTGCTGCTTAATCCATTCTTTTTTTGGCTCTTGGTTAAGTAATTGATTCAAGTCTTCTGACTTCTTTGCGGTTTCTAATTGCTCTGAGAATAGCTCGGCAATAGTTACAAGCTTGTTGTTGGTTTCTGTTTTCATTTTGTTTGTTTTTGTTGTTAAGATAAGAGATAATTAATTTGTAAAACGTTTAAAGTGTTCAATTCGTTTGGCTTCTTAAAATGGCTGTTTTTGCCGTTTACATTAATAGCACATTGCTTCAGGTAGATTTTTTCTATCACGCTGAGTTCTTCATAGGTTGGTAAGTGCATACAAGTCATTTTATGTTATTTATTGGTTTCTAATTGGACGATTACATTGCAGGAATTTGTTTTTAATGCTATATAAGCAGGCGTGCTGTATAATTTATCAGCAGGTACAATCTCTACTTTAAAATGGTTCGCTAGTGTTTGTAATAGCCATAATTGTACTGGACGTTTATAGATATTTATTTTGGAATCTATGCCATTTGAAGCTATGATCATCGCAGCCTTCTGTATATCTACAATCTCTGCAATAGTTTGGTCCGATAAAACGTTGAGTAGTTTGCTATTTCCCATTATTTAGAGTTTATAAATGTGATTAAATCAGACATAGTCAATTTTTTACGCTTCAGCATTTGCTCCAAACTGTGCATATCTTCAACCATTGAGCCCATTATTCGTTCTTTGGTATCGGTTATATTGCCAATCTTTCTTGCTAAAGACACTTTATTTTTAATAGCTGAATTTACATTGAAGTCCAATTCTATTTGAGCCTTCGTGATTAATATTTGCTTATTTGCCATTGTTATATGGGTTTTGTTATTTGGATTAATAATTTATTTTGAATTAATGTAGGCTTCCAATTGAAAAGTTTAGTAAACTGCCCAACGGTCATGTTTTTAGCGCACTCTAGGCAGATTAAATCTGACGTCACAGTCAAATCTATTTTCTGAATGCCTATATCGGTGGTCTTGCAAACAACGCAGGCTCTGTAGTTGTATACTCTGTTGCTACCAATCATCGCCATCCTCCTCTCTTTCAATAACGCCATCGCCGCCACAGGTTGGGCACTTTTCGAACTCAAATTGGTCTGTTTCTTCATCGCCGTCCGATTGACTCAATATTTTGCCTTCTCCGCAACAATCGTCGCATTGGGCATACTTACTATCATCTTCAGGGGGGTTCAACGCCCTATCAGGCGTAAAATTGTTTTTTGCCATAGTTTAATAGTTTAGTTTGAAATGATTTGACCACAACGCTAATCGGTGCGGCTGTCCTTGGTTATTTAAGCAGGTAGTATGGTTGGTTACGATATAAGTCTTGGAAGACTCATAGTGCGGCACGTTTATAACGTCGTATACATTACCTTTTGTGAAGCTCTCAGTGCCGTCTTCGTGCATTAGCTTCTTATTACATTTAACTTGTATCATTAGAATTTAATTTTGGTTAGTTCTTGGAATAGCTTGATAGTTTTCTCAAATTCGGGCTGATCACGTGGAATCTTCAACTTATAATAACCGTGATTTGATAGAATCTCATTTCCGTCAATTAGGCTTTTTAAATCGTTGAAAGCGATGCGAGTATTTGCGTTGTTGTTTTGCGCAATACCATAAACTACAATGCTTCCTTCGTTTTTTAAAGGTTTTAGGTTGATTTCTTGAATAGCGCAGTTTATCCATTCTTTACCTTTGGCGTTTGATGGACGTTGAATTGATATTATTTCCATATTACTTGATTTTATTGATTAAATGGTCTGCTAAATGTTCTTTACATGAGCCGTTCACAATAATAAACTCAAAGGCTTCTTTATCTCCAACGCTGCTGCAATAATTTGTTACTGAGCCGCCATAGTACTTCATAGTACCAAAGTCCCTGAACCAATATCTGTATACTCTGATATTACTCAACTCTTTATTGCTACAACCTACAAAATAATGGTGTTCTGACTCTGTTATAGGTCGAGTTTCGCACGAAAGCTCACCCTTATCATAATACTCTAAAGGAATTTTGATTGTAACCTCAACGCTTCCAAGACTTTTGTACTCTAAATTGCAATACTGCTTGTATTTACAGTTGTTATCGAATTTAAAGATAAATGGAGAGTGCGTATTGATTGTCTTATTTGACAATTCGAACGAAGCGTTGGATTTTAAAGCAGGAATCTGTTGCAGGACCAACTTTATTGATTCGGTGATTTTACTATCTTCCAATTCTAACAAGTCAACTACAACGTTTTTTGTAGTTTTGTTCTTGAATTCGCTGATAAACGTTAGTACTTTCAAGCCTTCAAGCTTCTCTTTGGCCATTACTTCAAGCTTATGCTCGTTGCGTACCTTTTTTAGTTTTGATTCTAATGATTCAATCATGGTTTCTGTTTTTTAAATTGTGTTAGTATTGGGTTTCTAAGTATTCAATTTCAATCTCATCTGTGCTACTCATATAATGGCAAGTTGACTCGTTGTATATTAGGTTGCCTTCGTTGTCCATTAGCTCACCGTGTTCTTTAAATTTGTTGAATTCCATGTCGGTCATGTCAACTACAAATACCTTTGGTATTGTATAATTCATTATAATTACGTGCATAATTTAGTTTTTAATGGTTAGTATTGGGTTTAAAATAATCCTTCATCCTGCATGCTTAAATAGCCTTCAGTTGAAAGTATTAAATGGTCAAATAATGTGATATCTAGCAATTTTGCCGCTTCGTTTATTTTCTTAGTCAATAAAATATCGCTTTGGCTTGCCGTTAAATTGCCGCTTGGGTGATTATGAGCTAGTATAAAGGCTGAAGCGTTGGAATTTAAAGCTAGTTGCAAAACCACTTTAACGTCGCATACTGTACCCGTCACGCCGCCCTTGGATAAGGTATACCAACCAAGCACTTTATTTGCCCTATTGAGCATTAAAATGTACATAGTTTCAACGTGTTCAATACTATTTTCGTCAAGAATCTGTTGGAACTGCTTATAAGAATCCTTTGAGCTTCCTATCTTTGGACGTTCTGACGGCTTAACTTTAGTTTTGTACAATAACTGCATTTCTGCAATACAATCTGATTTTTTGATTTCCATTTTCTCTGTTTTTAATGATTATTTAATGTTGTCGCTGATTATAGCAGCATATTTACTGTGATTTTTACCCCAATGGTGATACAATCCGTTGTTTACTACTGGGTGTAAATAGTTCTTGAAGCCCGAATACACACAACTACTCATTACGGTGCTAAATAGATAGTTTATATTTAAACCGTTACGGTGTTGACGCTCGTTGATTCTCTGATGAATATTGAGTTTAAAATAACTGCCATATCCAAATTTCTTATACTTTAAAACTGCTGTATTTTCCATAGTTTTTATTGCTTATTTTCAATTTCGTCAATCTCTGCTTGCTTTCTATCAGCCCAACGGTGGTAGTTTGCTGCGTTATCTTTATCATTCTGAGTCTGCATTGCAGCGTTCTCAAATAATCGTGCTGAATCTCTAAAATATTGTAATTGCTTATACAATTTTGCAGGGGCTTTTTTTACTTTGCTCATAGTTTCTGTTATTAGATTGTTTTTTTTGCTTTATTTGCTTGGTTTAAGTACGAAAAAAGCGTCTGTTTGACGCTTCCTTTGTACGGTTTCATATTACTAATCTTGTTGTGTAGTTCGTTCGCTGAGCGATATGTAACTAACATTCCGTTTAAGCCAATTCTACACATATTTTATTGCTCGTTAAATAATAACGTTGTATATACCATATCCATCGGGTGATCATAGTACGAATGGAAGCCGCTGTTGTCGAAAATAACAGCCATTTCATCCTCATCCTTGATAATAGGCTCTATTACACCATCGAAGCGTTCTGCGTCCAAGAAGGCTGACCAATCGCTTTTAGTAAATTCTCTGAATCCTGCTTTTAACAACGATTCTCTTAAAATAATTTTTAAATCTGTGGTAGTTGATACGTTTTGCATGGTTTCTATTTTTTTAGTTGTAAGGGTTGTATTTAATAATTTCGTTCATTATATAACCTGATTTTAACAAGTGTTCTTCTGTAATTAGTTTTTTATCTCTCATCGCTTTAAAGGTTTTGGAAGGAACTACTTGCTTGTCGCTTTCAAATCTGTAATATTCGCCATATCCGAAATGGTCACCCGTTGGATAAAGCCCTATTTTATCGCCTTTTGCTAATCTGTTAACGATTTTTTGTTGAATCTCTGATAATTTAATTGTTTTGGTTGCCATTATTTCTGTTTTTTAGTTGGTTAAGTTGGGGCAGTAGCGTCGATGCTGTACAAACTTAATTGTCTGCCCCAAGGTTTATAGGCTTTTAAGTACTTTTAAATCAACGTAGCCACACGTTGAACCATCCTAGCCGTGATGTTTGCCCCGTCTGTGTGTCGGGGTTGTCGTTATCTGATAGCCCATAAGCGCAAATCTGCTTGCCTTCAATCTCTATGCTATTTATGCTAGTCCGTATGCGTTACCTTTGCAAACTACAACTACTAAGCAACCGATATGGTCAATTCGTTGTATAGGGACAGAGAAACTTATATTGTATACTCGTAAACTGTGCTAACCCAAGATGTCAAAGAGCGATTATTGATTTTACAGGTGTTTTGGTGAAAATCAAAGTTTAAGAACGGTTGCCACGGCTAAGGTAATAATTTAATATTAATAATATAAAAATATTTTTAATTTAGAGATAAGTAACAGATAATCAGACCGCTTTTTTTACGGTTGAGAGCCAAAAAAAGCCCTAATTTATAGGGCTTTCAAGTAGTTTGTTGGTAGTTAGTCAATCTTCATCATTTTCCTGAGCAAGAAGCTTGCGAATAACAAGTATACGGGCATATACCAAAAAGATATTCCGAACGCTATATGTATAAGTGGGAACGTGAAGAATCCTATCCAAACGTTGAAGCAGATGGCGCAACCGCCTAACATTTTAAAGAAGCCGTGTGTATTTACAGCTTCAACGAAAGCTTCGTCGCGCATTTCTTTGTCGGTTATCTTGGAAATATTGTCAAACTTAGCTTTATAAAAACGCTTGGTAATTACCTTTGCCAAGTACGGCAGGTAAAAATCAAATATATTTCCACGCCATAGGCAGAAGTCAATAAAATATGAGAATAAGGCTAATAAAGCCGCTAATACACAACTAACCGTAGTAGTTAGTAGGAGTTTCGTCGCAAGGGTCAGTGCAATCATCGATTTGAGAGTTTATAATGGTTATTAGTTCAAATTTATTACAATCGTCAACAAGTATAAAATCTTCACTTGGCTTTTCTACTCTAAACGTATAGGTCATATTTTCGTTTAATTTGCCAACGGGTACAATAAGTTCGTCGCCTGCTTCTAAGTTAAAAAGAAGCGTAAAAGTGCCGCCCGTCGGTGCGGTAAAATAGACTTTATGTGAGCCTGACTCATCCGTAACGATTCCCGTGTTTATAGGGCTATTATGAGCGAATCTACCAAGTTGATTTAAACAGCAATCCATGATATTATTTAGTTAAAAGTTTTATTAATTTGTTTCCCGTTGCTTGGTACGAATGTTTATTTACTACCCATTCCCTGCTTTGGTTTTGTAAATATACCATATCTTTTTCAGATAATCCAAGCAACCACTCCAATTTAGTTTTAAAGGTAGTTTCACAATTAGCTATAACAAGAGCGCAATCCCCATAGGAATCAGCATAAGCCTTAGTATTGATATTGTTAGTTATAACAACCTTGCCCAATGCAGCCGCTTCGAACGCTGTAACCCCATAGCATCCGTACGGTTTGCCGTTTTGCTTAGTATTGAATAATTCTATATAAATGTCGCAATTATTCATTCGGTCCAACTGATTTGCGTGCTTCAGAATCGTATCTGAGTATAAGAAAGCAACGCCTTCAATACTCTTAACCATTTCTATAATCTTGACGCTGCCCTTAACACCTGGATTACTTGGATAGTGAGCCGCCATATAAGGGTGAACAGTCTTCCAAACGGCAGGCTTGATGGAATCCGTATCAATCGCAGTAGCTATATAAGTTTCATTCTTCATCCCTAATCCAATAAACTCACATTGGTCGGCGAAAGCAATTTCAACCTTGCCGTTAAAAATAGAGTTTAAGTGTGTAGGATTCATTCTATACGTGGTCCCCGTATGGTATACCATTACTCTTTTGCCTGCAGCTACACAATAGTCCAACCAAGTACTATCCGAGTGAAATAGCTGAACTACATCAGCCGTGGCAATAGCTCGTTTTATCTTATCGCTGTCACCCAGCTTTGACTCAGTTTTATAGCCAAAGGAATGTTTGACCTTTTTAAGGTCATCGCAATCTACACCAATAGAACGCAAAGCGTTGGCGTTTTCGTGAGCAAAATTTGCGTAATCATCGTATGATAAGTTTAATATTCTCATAAAAACAAGCCTTTATATAAGTTATTTATTTTGGTTCTAAGCATTTTGTTTTCTACTTCAAGCATTCCCGTTGCCCTCATTTTATAAGTAGCTTGCGCTTGATGGATAGTGTAAAGCATTACGGGATTTTCAACGCAAGACATTGAAGTTTCCATGCCACAACGTATTTTAAATAACGAATCCACTTGAAATTCCATTTCTTCATCGAACATAAACCTATCCTTTATGCTGTTTTTCCACATCATAGTAGTAAAGTTGATATACTCATTTTGAAGCATTCTGCAGGGATTCGGGGCTTGCGCCTTAAACGTTCCAAGTGCAGTTTTATCTATCTTCTGATTTATCCAACCACCGTAAACAACCTCAACGAACTTGTTGCGTTTAAACAATTCTACTCTATCCGTGATACTACTTTTCGTGAGTTCGTCGTCATCGTGAAGCTGACATATCAAATCGGCTTCAGAATACAGCCAAAGTTTGTTCAGTGAGCCTTTTGGGTTGTTGGTTGTATTAGATATCAGTTTTATATTCGGGTTGCTTAAATTGGCTAAAAATTGGCTGCTGCCATCCGTGCATCCGTTGTCCAAGATTATCAACTCAGCGTCAATATAATCTTGCGCTTCAAATGATTTTATAGCTCTTTTGAGCAAATTAAGCCTATTAAATGTAGGCATTATCACACTTACTTTCATAAAATAAATAAATAAATCAACGTTAACCAAAAGGATAGGCATAAACCTATAATAACACAATAAGCCCAAAGTGCCGTGTAATCCCTTCTTTTTTTAAACCTTCTATTTGCCATATTATTTGCGCCAAGCGTACAAAACTTGTTTTAATGTTCTTATCTTTTTACCTGATATAGCCATTCTCTTCCAAAGATCAACGTCTTGTGCCCGTCCGGGTAACTTGTACCCGCCAACATCTTTAACACTTTGATTTTTGTAAATTACAGTTCCGTGATTGGTAAGCCAACCCTCTGAGCGTTCCTTTAAAGTAGTTTCGTAGGCGTGAGTGCTTGTATACAATGCCTTTCTATTGTAATCGGAATTTAAGAATGAGAATAAATTTGTGCCTAGTACATCAATATCGGGGTTTTCAAGTAAATGGTCTGTTTGTATTTTAAAGCGTTCCCTGAAGGATATATCTGACGAGCCGCTCAGCGCAATATATTCCGTGTCTATTAACTCATGCCCCATATTTAAAGCAGCAGAAACGCCTTTATTTTGCGGAAAATGATGGACTTTAACGTCAAGCGAACGTTTCAAAAATTCTAAAGCATCGCAAGTTCCAATCTCGCATGAACCGTCGTCAATAATAACTATTTTATAGTCTTGCTCTATGCTTTGATTAGCAGGGCAAAGCGAATAAACGCATTCAATAAGTTGTTCGGGCGGTGTGTTATAAACAGGTATTAGTACCGTAAAATCTATTTTTTCCATTCCCAAATGTAATAAATTACATTAGAAAGAAAAAATTGCCTTGATTAGTTGGTGCTACTCCAACGTTCCAATTAACAGTATTACTCAAAGTACCTGACGAAGTGTAAATTGTTTGTCCGCCACTACTATTAATCCAAGTAGCGTTGCAATGCCTTACGTCTTGCGTTGCTCCGTATGTTAAAGTCAAGAAAGCGGCAGCAGCAGTTGAAGATTGTATTGTATTTCTTGCGCCTGCGGTGGCAGCCAAACAAGTCATTGAACTATTTATTGTATAAGTATTTCCTGCCGTTAAATATAAAGAGCGTGAAGTCAATATAAAATCAAAATTATTTACTATAAATCCAAACGAACCTAAAAGCGTACAAAGTCCACCGCTTCCAAATTGAATATTAGTTGCTCTTAATGTTGAATTTAAAGTTATAGTATTGTTTAATACAAGTGTTCTAAATGTCATTAACCCAGTATCTAATGTAGTAGCCGCTTGATTAATAGTAAAGACATTAGAATTTGTAGTAAAGTCAACAGTTCCTTGAACGTATTTTAATAAACCCGTTCTAAATCTAATATCTGAGCCCAATACAATAGTTCCAAGCGTGTCAATAGTCATATTTATTGACCATTCCGAAGACGGATATACGTCAGTCCAATTTCCCGTGCCGTTTAAAACAATAGTTGCTGAACCTCTAAATGCACCTGATGTACTCCTATGTATGCTACCGCCTACATATACATTAAATAAGCCATTTATTGTTAATGAGTTTACGGTACAAGTGAAGCTACCACTAATATTCAAGTCACTTGTTAGCGTAATTGTAACGGACGCAGCATTTGTAAAAGTAGTCCAAGTCATTCCTGAAGTATTTATAGTACAACCCGAATAAATTTTTAAATCTTTTGTTCCTGCAACAGTTCCCGACGTATAAGTTAAAACTGCGCCACTACCGCCATATCTTAAACCCGCACTGCTAAAAGTTACTGTGCCTAATGTATTAATATTTAAAGGAAGCCCAAAAGTTGAAGTACTAATGTGGGTCCAAGTAGTTGTTCCGTTTAAGTTGCATTGAGTAGTGCCCGATATGATATGACTCGCATTTGCTATTGTAACGCTACCATAGCAAGATAACGTGCCGCCGTTTACTATTGTAGAAGTTGCACCGCTAAAACTTGTTATCCCGAAAACTGTTAAAGTTCCAACGATTGTAAAAGTTTTTGATGTACCTGAAAAAGTAAAACCGTTTGGCCAAGTAACTCCGTTTGTAGTTATTGTACCATTATTGTTTATAGCAAGTACGTTTGCACCAGCTATGCTCATAGTTGGCGCTAATGTTATATTACCACTGACAGTTAAAGCATTTGTAAACGTTATTGTATTAGTATACCCTGTAAAGTCAATATTATTAGCAAACCTATTAGACGCGTTAACTGTACAGTTTGGGCTTGTAGCATCAAATGTAACTATATGCCCATCAGTAGCAGTTGGAACAACGCCCAAACTCCAATTTGTTGACGTTCCGTAATTTTGATTTGTCGCACCCGTGAATATATTTATAGCCATAATATAATTTTTTTACGCTTGTGTTTCGTACGCAACGCATCGGTATTTAGATACAGTAGAATCCCAATAAGCTCCAATATGAGCCGTTTGGTTAACTACGGTTGTTAAAGGTAGCAATGTTCCCGTGAACGAAGCACCCCAAGTTATTGATCTTGCTGTACCGTCGTCTTTTATCCGATATATTAATCTAGCAAAGTTTGCAGGCGTTCCACTTAATCCCGAACTCATAGACGTAATGCCTACGCCCTGAGCCGTGATATTTACATAAGTTATATCGTACGAATCTACATTTACTGTTGGAGTAGCTGAAGAAACTATGCTAATAATTTGAGAAGATTGTAATTTTTTTGCAACTCGCCAATTTTCTAGTTTTAAAGAAGTGACAATTTTTTCATCATCCGCACCCGATTGCGCATCAATATCACTTGCAATTTTTGCCGTCCCTCTTAAACTTTCCGTCGCTTGTTGTAAATTATGGTCTAAATCTCCCCAATCCGCAGAAGTATCAGCAGGGCTGTCAACTAAAGCGTACACTACATCGCCGTTCTCATAATCGTAACCGTCAACCGTTCCTTCTTGACCGTAACCAACACGGAACGCCCAACCTACTTTCATAGTTGGTCCCCATTGTGCGATAAATGGAGTCGTATTGCTTTCGTCTGCTAAAGGATAGGAACCGCTTGAAGCGTCCCAATCTCCTATGATTTTAATGTTAGATTGAACGTAATAATCAACCAAATCCTTTGTAGCTTGTGTTGTTGGATATGTAACGTTATCTAAAACAGTAAAATCTGTAACTTTATTGATTACGTCCTCTTTTAACCATAAATCACCTACAACCGCTTGAATTGCCGAGTCTAAGTCTTGTAAAGTTTGGTTGATTGTGACAATAGCTGAGTTTATATTTGATATCTCTGAGTCATTAGAGTTAATGTAACTTAGTAAAGCCGTGTTAACCGTGTCGATATTGTCCTGCAGTAGAGTTTGTAAATCTGCTATTGACTGTATAATTGTAGCAACGGCATCATTGTTAGAAGTAATATAATTGGAAAGCGTGGTTCCAAGGTCGTCAATTTCTTGTAAAATATCAATAATCGTTTGACATTCAGGCAAATTATCACACCCGAATCCAGCAGGAAGGTTATTAATTTGCTCTTGCAATGAAGCTGTCTCACTTTGTAACGTTATTATCACGGGACAAGCAGCTACAACATCGCATACGGCTTTATTTTCGCAGTTTTGTGGCTCTACATCAGGAATCCAAATAAAAGGATTCTCAATGTCTTCAATATCGCAGGAATTACAATTTACATCGTTATAAGAAAGTGTAAAATCAACCGCAACGATTATTGGCCATTCGTTACCGCTAAAATCTACACCCGTTTCATCTTTAAATAGCTTCTCTGCGTCAAACGAAGCTGAGTTGATAGTTATTACAATATCAGTAGAAGTCCCCGTATATTGGTTAAAATTGACTTTATTTAAAGCCGCTTGCAATCCGCTCTTAACTTTATCTTCAGATACTTTAAAATCATTTGTCCCGAATGTATAAAACAACGCTCTACAACGGGCGTTTACTTGGTATTGCTTATGACTACTGCTTATTGCTTTTAGCTCTCTAAACGTTTCAGGCTGCGTTTGTCGGACGTATAGAGCGTTGCCAACCGAATCCGATATGCAAACCTCTTGTTTTTCTGAGCCGCTGCCCTTATAAATTTTGCCGTTTGATAGCTTGATCACTGGCGAATCAACCACGTTTAAATATGGCATATAAGCCTTTAGTGGTTGTTCCAAGTATTTTAAAATGATATTTACCATGAGTTGAATATTTCTTGTATTTTTTCCTTTAAATAATCGTCAAACGCTTCTTTAGCAATGGAAATCTCTTCCTTGGACGGCTCAAATATTGGTTTTTTGTACCGTTCGTGCTGATATCCTGCTATTTTAGCTGCTTCTGCGTTGTTAAACTTTAGTACCCATTTCCCGTTTACATTCTCTACAACAATCGCGAATCTTAATCCGCTGTTATAGTCCAGGTTTACATAGGCAACCTCTTTTCCGTTTCTTGCTCTCTTGCGTTTGTAAGGACCAACCTTGTAGTTACCTATTTGCCTGCCATTAGAATCATTACCTAAATTGAATATTCTATACGAATAAGCCCCTAACATGGTGTTAAGGGCTATTTGCTCGGCATTAGCCATTTCTCTGTCTAATCCTACAATTAACTCGTCAATTTTATCAGCTAGCGTTGTCTTCATCGACATTATACTTTTTTTTGCCCATACTTATCAAGCTTCTAAAAATCTGATTAGTTTGATAGCCAACAAGTACAGCTGTTAGATTATTAATTGGCAATAGATCAGTCAAGTTTTCACTCAAAATAAGCAATAACACGGGAATCATGATTGCAGAAGCCAAGGTTGAAGGCCAATGAGCCTTCAAGTAATTTGAAAACTTGTACTTTCTATCAACGCTAAGCTCTTGAACCTTTAATAGTACATAAATTAAAGCCCCTGCGTATGCTAATACCCAATGTAATGTGCCTAATGCTGTCATTTTCTTTCTTTCTTTGGGAAAATAGTTTGCCAAGCTTTCTTCCAATTAATAATTATCATAAGAACCAAGGACATAAGAGTTAACGACCTAAAAAGCCACGTATATATGGTTTCAGGTGAGCATGACTCTAGGAACGTGAAAAAACCAATTATTGCGGACAATATCCAATTACAATTATTGTCGTTTGCGTGATTTGAGTGTGGCATAACTATTACCCCCATCCTTTAGGTCTGATTGGTCTTGGTGTAGTGCCGCCCCCTTTTGGTTTACTTGGCTTTGTGCCGCACGATGCGCAGGCTTTCTGTATTAAATTAAGGTGTTGCATAGGTTGAAGTTATACCCTTACAACTAAAACAGTCACCCGTTGTAGTCTTCAGGAAGTTTTTAATGTTATTATTGAATTGTTTTTCTTCATTCTTTAGTTCTGCTTGTAATAGCTCTAAAGTTTCTCTTGCTTGGTCCTTATTGAACAATACTACAGAGTTTATACGACCTGAAGCAATATGCTCTTGTAATATCTCAATTCCTGCTTGGTACCACATCATAAAAGACATTCTTGGCAATAGTTGGCAAAGGATAGCTTCTTCATAACATTGGATATTCGCAAGGACTCCAACGCCAAATAATGCGCTTTCATCACCCGTTCCATTATATCCCGTGATTTCAAGGTCGTGCTTCTTAGTCCAACCTCTTTTAGTTCCACAAGAGCCACAACCCGAAGTGGTAGAGGTGTTTAAATTGCCGGTGTACACATCAAAATCCGTTTGATCGAACGTAATGTACACTATCTCTGACTTTGCCTTGTAACGTATTGTTACGTCGTTGGTAACGTTGGCAAGTAAAGAAACCTCATAGATTTTTTGTACACCGCCATCAATAATTTTGATATAAGCAATTCCCGATTGCCCAACTTTTATATAAAGTTTCTCAATATAGATTTGAGCTGCCTCTGAGGGCCAACGGCTCAATTTTAAGCCACGATTGAGAGTTGCCTTGGGTAGTAACTCAGTTTTGAACTTACTAATGTCCCTTGCCTCAATAATTGCGTTAAAATCAAAGTTGCCTGATATTACAGAGGAAAATTTATTGAAGACTTTTTTGGTTGCTAGCTTAATTTTGTCGTTAAGCAGGTTTATGCCCGTTCTTTGTTCGTCGTTTACAATAGCGGCAGCAGATTTTAGGGTTATGCCAGGTATATCGTTGACAAATAGTATGGTTTCCGAGTGAGGACAGTTTACGAAGTCACGTACTCCAACAAGAGCGTATTTATCGCATAAAATATCGTTTAGGCATTCCATCTTTTAGTTAGTATTAAAAAAAAGGCTGCGCTGTATACGCAGCCTTTTAAGGTTATTGAATCTATTAAGCTGTTGTAGCTTTGTAGTATAAAGAGTAGTTTACACCCTCTAAAGCATCACCCGTTGCGAACGCGTTCGTAGGCAAGAAGAACATTTCATAATTTAATGAAAAAGTCAAAATCCAAACCTCATCGCAATCGTTATATTTCCAATTCATATCAAGCAATAAGCCTGTGAACGGGTCCATAATCGTTGTTTTGATGATGTTTCCGAAGTTCTTAGCTCTTGGTCCTTGGTACTTATTGAAAGTTAACAACTGAGTATTGCCTGGTGCCAATCCGATAAACTTATCAGCGTCACCCAAGATAGTACCAACATGGCGGTCGTTGAAGTAATCGAAATCACCTGCTTGTCCTAAATTGATACCTTGGTCATTACAACAACCGATTTTAGCAATACGAGTGTAATCTCTCAACTTACCTGCTCCAATTAACATCGGACGACCTGTAAAATTGATATCTTCGAAATCATTCATAATTTGGTTCTCACCGTAGTAGAATGGAGATTGAGTTGCTGTTACCATTAACTGACGGTTATGTACAGTTGCAGTTCCATCGGCAAAATTACCAAAGTTTGATGCTTGTTTAGTGATTAAAGCCTTATTAAGCTTTGTCATAAACGGGTCAAACTCTGCAGCGATGATACGAGCAATCCAAGAAGCATCAGATTCGCATAATTTAGCCATTTCTTCCTCAGAAAACGCAATACCTTTAGTGCTCATTACGTCCGTGATAGACACAATTTCCTCATAAGGCGTTTTTGAAATCTCAGCAGTACAGCCGTCGTTTGCCGTTGATTGGATATCGTCTTCACTTCCACGTTGAGCGTATGTGATTCTTACAGAACGCTTCTTGCCGTTACCTTGGTCAATAGGGATAACTGACAAACCTGCTGTATTGGTAGGGCTTGTAATCGCTTGTAAATATCCAACAGGCGTGCGTTTCTTTTCAGGACTGTTTGAGCCCATCAAGTCGTTTAAGCTTGTTTGGATTTTCTCACAAATACCTTCAGTAAAAACCGCAGGGGATGAGAAGGCAAAGTTTGGAAAACTGTAGTTTGATACTAAAGCGATTGAGTACAAACCAACGGTGATTGGAGCAAAAAGCTCAACATGTCCCGTTAATACTGAGGTAGCTGCGCCCGCAGTTGCGCTTACCACTAAAGCGAATGTTAAAGTGGCAAATAAAGATAGCATTGTTTTTATCTTTTTCATGATAGGTTAAAAATTATTGATTTTAATGGTTATTTGATATGGTTAATTTAATTTTCTGTGATTAAAACAAGCATATACGTTGGTTGTCAATAAGGTTGACTGCCTCGCATGGTTTTAGAAGTGACCAAATACACATCGTTGTTGTCACAAATGTATATATTATATTTTAAATAAAAAAACCCCAACGTTAATTGGGGTTAAAAAACTTTACTTTAAAAAAACAGTAAAAAGTTCAAGTTTTATTGTCCTTTAGCTTCAGCCAACGCTTTTGCGTGCGCCTGAGCTCTTGCTAAATTAGAGTTTACAACCGAACCGCCTGCGTCAACTACCTTTTTATCATCAGTTTTCTTGTCAATAACGATAACTTTTTTGTCGTCGGTGTCGTCTGCATTAGACTTTTCAATCATAGCATCAAGGTAGCTGTTTAAAACGTCCTTTGATGTTAAAAAGTTCTTTTTATCTTCAGTCAAAATCTTCTCACCTTCCTTCGTAGTAATTGTCAACTCACCGTTTCCATCTACTCCAATTTTATATCCTGACTTAGCTGCTTTTGACTTAACTAATATTAGCATATCTTCAGCAGCTACACCTTTGCGAAGCTTTGCCGAGCTAATTTGCTTTAATAACGCTGATTCTGTTGCCATTTCAACCTTAATGTTTGGTATCTCCACTTCAACTAATCTTTTCAATTCAAGGTCTTTCTTGATTAACTCAGCTTGTACCTGCTCGATGTCTTTAGTTGAACCCTTCGAAGCCTTGGCAAACGCAAGCTCAGCGATGTCTTCAAATTTTTTGTCTTTTACGTCCTCAGCAGTCAATCCAGCGATTTGAGCAATTTTCTTCTCTGCTTTTGCGTGGACCTCGGCTAAAGCCTTGTCTTTAATGTTTTTTACCGCATTTTTAAACTCATCGCTTGAATTATACAATTCTACTTGATGAGCACTTACAGAAGCGATGGCGCTTTCAATATCATCTGCAGGCGTTTCTGCCGCATCACTTGGGATATTTGCCGTTAAAGATTCTGCTACCTTCTTGCTGATGCCTAAATCAGTAAGGAACTTGATTGATTGGGATTTTGTCATTTTATTGGTTGTTTTTTTTGGTTACTAATTAAATTTATTTTTTAGAGTTTGCGTGCTTCCAAGATTTCATCAAAGAAATGCCTTCTTTTGGTTTAGGAACGTCCAAAACCTTTTGGTCAGGTTTCTTTTCAACTGCAGGAATAACATTTGCCTTATCTGAGATAGTGACTTCAGTTACCGATTCTGATTTGTCGATTGTTTTATCGTTTTTATTTGTTGTCTTTGCCATGATCTATTATTTATTTTTTCTTAGTTGATGGTTTACCTGCCGGAACGGGAATTTTATTTTCTTCAACGTTGCCTTCTTCAGCAATAACGACTTTTTTATCGGACAATCTTGCTTCTAATTCTTCAGCCGTTAACTCGACAGCCTTCACGTTGTTGGATTCTACAAGTTGTTTGTTGTATTCAGCTTTCTGAGTTGCGTCGTCCATTTGTGATACCTCAGCTTTTACACCTGCAGATTCTTCAATTGCTTGTTCTTCTGCTGAAATCGGACCAATGTATTTAAACTTGGCAGCTTCTTTTGATTCGTCGAAAAATTTTTTCCCCGTTTCGCTGAAATAGATGAATTCTCCTGTGGAGCGTCTTGCGTACTTGTGATTCATAATGTAGTTTTTTTTAAGGTTAATGATTTAATCAACCAAAGATAAATCAAATTTATTTCTTTACCAAACGAATCCCAAAAGCGCGATGTCTACATCGATATCCGCCACGACAAACACAAAAGGTATCGGGGTTTGTTTCGGCGATCATGCCGCTGCAACGTTTATTTGAGTAGTAACTTTTCTTTAATGCAAAATCAATCTCAGCCTGCAGCTCGTCATCCTTTATAATGGCCATTGATATCCATTTCATACATTGAGCCCTTGAATCCTCAATAAGACTGCCTGTGTATTGAATAGCGTTCAATTTAAACTTGGTTTTAATGGCTTGATTTGCCGCCCCGTCGAATTGATGAATAGAGTCTGTTGCTACTTGGCCAACGTATCTTAGCAATTTGCTGTCCGTTCCTTCAGTACTTATAATTTGGCTTTTAATAAATGCTTTAGTATCAGCAACAGTAGCTCCAAACATTATATTCCTATACAATCCTTGTGTAACGGGGCTAACAAAATTAGCATACATTCCTTGGGTAGTAAGGTTTGAAACGGTTTTAGACACCTCAATGCGCTTTATATCAGCAATATCTTTAGCTTGAATTAATCCGTTACCAAGTTTGCTGTGGACGTCGATTATATTGTCTTGGACACCGTTGAAACTATTGGTAAATTCCTTCACGTTGTCGTTATATCCTGATTTCTTCAACGCTTGATAGACTTGATAATCTAAAGCAGCCAAAAATTCTTCAGCCTTTGGAGTAGAAGCAAGCACACCGTTGTTGATTTCTACATTATCAAAAATCTGCATTAGGGCGGCATATACAGCCAGCTCAATACCTTTTGTTTTATGTATTAAATTTCGTTGGCTCTTAGCTATTAACTTGTCGCCAACGTCAATTATTTGTTGTACCGTTGCCATATAGCTTTATTCGGGGATTCCATCGTTATTTACAAGTTCAATCTCACTTGAAAGATACGGCTTAATAGCTTCTAAAAACAATTTATAGACCTCCTCTGACGTTTTATTTAGGAATTCAGCTTCTCCTTTGGATTTTGAAATGGATAGCAGTAAACTGTAAATAAATGCGGATTTGATGGTGTCGTTCTTATCTACAATACCTGCCAATACCATTGATTGCTTTTCTGCAACCGAGTATGTAAATAAGGGGTCATAGGTAGCTATCACCTCAAAAATCTTTTGGTTTATCTCATCACCTGAGAATCTTAACGCAGCTAACTCACGAGCTACTGCTGAAACGAGCATTGATGGAGCGTTGCCGCCTTTTAAATCGGTTAACTCCTTGGTTAACTCATTCTCTGTACGAACTCTAAACGATGAAGGCTTGATTAACTTGACAACGACGTTTTCAAATTGCTTATTGTCCATGTAAGCTACAATAAACTTAACGGATAGTTGCTTGTTAGCCAACAACTGATTGGCTATTTTGCTCAACATGTCTTCGTGGCTCAATAAATCAATCTCTTTGGCTTTGCCTGATAATGAAACGTCACCTAAATTCAAGTGTAGAGAATCTTCAGCCATTTCAATCAATGCTTGGTATGATTTTTCCGCTTGCGTTACGAACTCTATTGGTGGCGATATAAAGCGAACGCTTGGAACGTCGTATGGAAGATATTGTTCGCCAAGGCCATTAGGGTTTGATTCTCCAATAGGTCGTTGAACTACTCCATAAGGACTGCGATTGATTGGCTGTAATTGCACGGAACGGCTGTAAGTCAAGTTGTCGTCCTGCTCTTTATCAATTATACCTTTTTTACGGTCAACCTCTTTCATCAAGCATTGAGTGTAGAACTCTTCACGTATTGGATGAGCTGCCGTTGTTGATAAAGCTTGCCAATCTGAAAACTGTCTGATTGCTTCGTTACCAAAAGCCAAGTAAGGACTGAAAAACGATTCATAAAAACCGTCTGCAGTTAAGTCACCGCCAAGTACAATCATCGGAATCTCTCCAATATTGTGCTTGTATTCGTGCGTTAAAACCCATTTATCCTCAAATTCTGTGTACTTATAAAAATCTTGTTTAGTTAGTATGTAATAAACCTTGCCAACCTTCTTAATACTCCCTTCGCTGTCAGTAATAATATTGGCTTCATCGCTAAGTACTGTTAAGGTTTCATCTGTCCAATCCAAGATATTGAAAGATAAAATCAATACGGGATATGGTTCTACTGTGAACGAGCTGCTAGTTGTTCCCTTTCCACCAGGTAACCACAACAATAAGCCGTTCGCATCTTCAATCATACGCTTTAAATACACACGACTAAAGAACATATTGAACGTATTACGCATGAATTTATTGGTGATTAGGTAGTTTTCAACCTTCTCATTTCCGCTTTCTAATCTGTAATTAACACGGGTTAAAATGCGATTCAAATTATCAAATGCCTTATTCATTGAACCGTATGTAATTGGCTCATAGTTCTCAATTCTGTAATCAAATACGTCCTTTGGCTCGTTTGGTCTTCGGTCCAATAGTAAGTCTTCAGGCTTCAGCTTTCTTGTGTGGACAGCCATTTGTTCGAATTGTTCTTTGAACTTCTCGGTGTGAACGTATGGCTGCATTGTAGGTATTGACTTAGCGTAGTCAATCAGCTCTTGGGGTATTAGTGTATTTTCCATGGGTTAAAATTTAGAACGCTCTAAAATTACATCTTTTTTGTCTATATGATAGTGCCTTGTTGGTATATTGTGCTTAATACACAAAGCGTTTACTTTTCGGTTAAATAAATGAATGATTCTTGGATTAACTTGATTGCCGCCCGTCGCAAAGCCCCAAAACGTTGCTGTTATAGAGTCTTCTTTGCGGCTTCCATTGATCTTATCAAAGTAAAAGATATGAGCTGGCTCCTGCGTGTAGTCTAATTGTCCAAGAGCTACATTCATGCAATATTCATCAGGCTTGCCGCCTGCCCAAACAATAGTAGGTGCTTTTGGGTCATCGTAAACTTCCAAAGCTCTTGTAAATACTTCATCTGCGAACTCTCCATTTTTAAAGAAGACAAAGCCGCTGATGGTTTGAGGTAGTATTTTTTTAATGTCGTGATACTTACAAACAGTTTTAACGTCGGGGTTTGCCCAATACGTGTATCCGTTGCCCGTATATTGTTTTGTTATTACGTTATAATGGCCATTCATACCAATATAAAAATCTCTTTTATGTAGCTGTCCAAATAACCAATCTAAGGGCTTTTCATTCCAAAGGTTATCTGCGTCCATATACATCGTATGAGTCCAACCTAGCTTATTTGTAATGATATTAACACACAATTTAGCTCGTTGGTATTGCTTGCTGCCGTTAACTGTATAGAAGGATTCAGGAATCTCTATAAAGTGGTCAAAATAAGCCAACTCCCGTGCTGAGAGTTGGCTGATAGCAGAAGGTTCATAAACTATGGCAATAGGTACATCGGGGTTCTTGTCTTTTAAGCTCAACGCTAAGTTAAAGGCTGCGCTTCCATACAATGGATAGCCAAGTGCGATAATTACTATGCCGTAGTTCATATTTGGTTGTTTTTTATGAGTAACAATTTGTGCTAGGTGTAAAAGAATCTAATAAAGCCATAATACCCTCAACTTTAATTGGAACTATGATTTCCTCAGTTTGTAAGGTCACAATTCCGTCAAAGTAACGGCTTTCTTCATTAGTTTGTTCTGTTACGGGAAACACTTCAGGCGCAAACGAACCTTCGTACATGTACAATAGTTCGTCACAAGTCACCCAACCGAATAGCATTAAACGGTAGTTTTTCATGATATAAGACCAAAAAGAGTATTCACCCAAATCGTCGGTCGTGTTGTAATCTTGGAAAGATATAACTTGGCTTCCACCAACTATTTCTTCAGGGCTACAACTAGACATACGTTTTTTAGTGACACTTGCTTTCGCTTGTTGTCCTAACACAGGTCCTGTAAAGTTTAACAATCCAGCGCACATCGCTGCTTCGATATTTCGGATATCACTCCAAGGACTCACGCCCTCTGCCACTTCGTACGGATGAACGTAGTCAGGGTCACACACTAAAAACAACAAGCGAGGTATTCCACCCTTTGCTTTCTTAATGTTGCAACCATTGAATAAGCCAACCGTTGGCGCGCCTACTGATAGGCAAGATGGTAAACAAATCATTTTTTTCTTTTTTTTGTAAGGTTAAACACTAGTTTAACGTATATTTATTATTTAATCACAGATACATCAATCGCACGTAAAGTTCGTGCTGTTACATTCTTGTAATAACGTGGTTTTAATTATCCACATTTTACCTTCTTCATTGTTTTTTGACAACGTTAACGCTCTCAAATATTCCTCACCTTCAACCGTTATTACTTTACTTGCAAAGATATTACTTAATTGCTCAACCACGTAATAGGGTAACGGGTAACTCATCAAATTAAACGTTTTAATGAGCTTAGTTTGCTTTCTAACGTTGTTGACAATAGTTTCTTCAATATTGGCTTCGGACGGCTCTAAACTGCCAAATATTCGCAATTTAGGCTTATAACTATTAGTTGTTGGAGTAGTTGTAAAAGCCCCGTAATAATTACCATTACAATCATATTTCGGGTACATTCCCTCAATTAAAATCGTTTCAAGGCAATCTACTTGGCAATAAGGCTCAGAGTACATAATAGTTCTCTCATCAGCGCACATAGTATTCAAGCAAATTTCTTTAGCTTCCTTGGACGTATAACCATCTGCAATTAGAGCGTTGACGCAATCCTTGAAATCGTTGTCTGCCATCGTTAATTTGCACGTAAACGACACTATTTTAACATAAAAACATTTAGTATTTATGAATTTACTTGTATCAATCAGAAGATTGCCGTAAGTTGTATTGTTAGCGTCATCACCTGCTTCGGTTGTTATCAATCCCGTATCAGCTATTACATCATCACCCGTTGCCGTATCTATCACATGAGGAAAGTTATATGTAAAATAATCTTTTGGGGCAAAGTATTGCTTGTAAACGATGTCACCTTTAACGAACGGTTGGCAATAATCCTTGTCAGAAGGGCAATGCGTAAAGTTCCAAAGCCCGCAAAGCTCATTATTATTCACGTTATTGATACAATCGTGAACACGAATTGTTTTCTTACCAACAAGAGTGTTGTTAGTTTCGACGTAATAAGCCAATGGATATGTATAAACGCAAGTATTCATTATGGATATATTGTGAATTTAACAGCAACATTACAATCATTACTTCCAAATACGTCCTTTAAATCAAAGGCTCCAAAGCTTGCGTCGTAGCTATGAATCAATAAAGAGTCAAGGTCAGAAAAT